ACTGCTGGAGCGAACCAGTAGACTCACGGGTTTGTGGGTTAACTGAGAAGCAACCTGCAACAGTGAACACGTCACCAGCTTTAATGGTCAATGCGTTACCAACACCAGCTAATACGATGGTGTTAGAACCTTGAGCAGTAACAGCAGCGCCAGTTGTGCCAGTTGCGTTACGAGTACCAGTTGTGAACTGCTTGATAGATTGGCTCATGTTGATCTCGTCAAAGCCCAATACACCCATACCCATCATGCCATTCTTGAACTGGCGTGAAATAGTATCGGTTGGGTTGAAAAGACCTTTCATGCCTTCTACTAAGCCAGCGTTAGCGGCTGGGTTAACAGTTGCATAGCGTGGGGACATTACGGCAGCAGCTTCGTTCAGCTTTTGTTGAGCAGCCAACAAAACAGCAGAAGTCGCTGGGGTAACGCCTGGAGTACCAACGGATTGGTAAATGTTTCTAAAGCTGTTCGCTACGTCAGCGTCGATTGACGATGCCAACTGGCTAATACGTGGCTTTAGAACACGCTCTGCGAAGTCATCTAACTGCATGGTCATCTCAGCGGTGGTGAAGTTAACACCAATGTGCTTTTGATTCGATACAGTCAGCGTGGTGAACTGCTCGTTGTCGTCCTGAACTTGCAGGGCGGCGCCGTCAGTTACCAAAGCGCGGTCTGGTAGACGAATACGGAGTGTGGAACCGATTTTTGCGCCTTCAACAGCAAAGCTGTCATCGTACGCGCGGTTTACGTTACGTGTGAGTACCAGGTTGTTCTCGAGAATCTCAAGAGCTTTCCGGGTAATCATGTCGATGGTTAAGATCGAATTTGACATAATTAAGTCCTAATAAAAATAGTTAGCGGTTTCTCTGCGCTTCCCACTTCTTGATCTGTCTTAGGCGTTCCGCTTCGATCCACTCTGATGTACTCATGTTCTTTACAGAACGAGGATCAGTTGTATCGTAGCTAGAAGATCCAGAGGATCTTGCCGTGACAGGAGCAATCGGTGCTGGAGCGCTCGAAGTCTTTTTTACAGAAGGATTATCAGCTAATTTAGCCTCAATCTTTCCTAATTCTTTGGCCTGCTGGAGTGGCGCTAAACGAGAAATACGTTCCGCTTCTTTCGGATTAGACCCTAGGTAATAAGCCATATCGGGGCCAATATCGGAAGATTGGATCGTTTGAGCCATTGCGTCAGTGATTGGGAGCTTGGGGTTGTAGGCGACTTGTTCAAAATCGTCGTACTTGTTCCGCGCATCTTCTTCCCTGTCGTGGTAGGACTCAATGATCTCAGACTGCATCCTAGCTTGTTCACGCCTAGCAAGCAATTCTTCTGCCTTCTTTTCAGCCAAAACTTCGGCGTACTCGTCAGGTGAAGCAAACTGCTCAATCGGCGGGATTTCGGCTGGGGCTTTAAGCTGCTTTTCAGCGGCTCTAGCGGCCTGTTCTCTTTCCCACTTACGTTGCTCTCTAGCAAGTCGTTTACCAATAGCGGCATCTAGTTCTTCTTGGGAGAAGGTTTTAGGTGCTTCTGCTGCTGGTTCTACTGCTTCCGGCGCTAATTCTTCAGTTTCAGGTGCAGCCGTTGCCACCTGTTCTGGCGCGGATACTTCCGCTGGTACTACTTCTTGACTTTCGTCCATTTCGATGTTTCCTTAGAAACCCTGGTGTATCGCACCAGTACGATTGATACAAAATATATTCTTAAACGGCAGGCGCGTCAAGTGTTGCTTTGTAAGCTGCTACAACATCAGTCGTTTGAACTGCTTTGCAAATTGCCTGTACTTTAGCGTCTTCTTTGCTGTAGTCTGCGCCAGGCACGATTACGTGACGATGAAATTTACTGCTGATCTCTTTGCCGTCTTCCAAAATGCTAGTCTTAGCGCGTACTTGTACGCAGCCGTTTTCAAGAGTTTCAATTAAGTCTACTATTACTTTTTTCTCTAAAGCCATTTTAATCTCCAATTAAAATCAAGAATCCAGTTATCCGAACTGGTACGGTTATTTAGCCTAATGTAATAGCTGTACCAGTATCATTAGTGAAAAACTTTACGTTTGTACCGTCATATTGGATACGATATAACCTAAATGAATTAGCGGTGCTTGTTAAATCACCAAGAGCGTTATTTAGCGATGAATCACCAAGCCAGCCAGTACGATCAAGGAAAAAATACCCATTATTGTTAGAAAATTGAGTTAAATCGTTAGTAGGCGAGCGCATATCAGTAGAGCCATAATTTTGAACATAACGCAATTCATTTGTTTGAATTTGATTTGGCCCAAACACCGAAGTACCTCCCCCTGTGTCTGTGGCTACTAGATATCTAGTAATAGTCACAATATTGCTAGTAAAGTTAATTGACGCCATTACTTCTGTATCACCAGCACTTACGGCTATTGTTGCGTATGTGTTCATAACTGCGCTTGGGCCAAATGATCCAGCATAAGACTTACCATAAAATGTGTTTCCAATTACATTGACATACTTGATATTGACTAAAGACCCGACTAAATAAATGCCTATTGTATGGTTATTTATTACGTTATTAGATATGGTTGTGCTTAACAATGTGCCGTTTGGAAAATTTATGTTGGTAACATCACTTGAATACAAACGGACTCCAACGGCGTTTAAGTTACTAGAAGCGGGGCTAGGGGGAAAATCAATCGTATTTGCCGAAATAGTAATGTTTTGCATAGGGATATATGTCAAATAATCAATCCGATTTGCAATATAAGACACTAAATTAACTGATTGAATTGCAACAGCCCCGCCTTCGCCTTCTAAAATTGGGGTCAATGTATTGCCAGTAACAGCCACGTCAAAGGCTGGTTCGCTAACTTGAATACAAATTATTCTAGCAACAATCGTATTTCCAGTAACAGCTGCATATTTTGCGTTAATTTTAACGTCGCCAAGACAAATAGCAGGGTCTTCAATACGACAATTATTTCCTGAAACTACAACATCCATTGAGGATGCGTAAACACAATGCTCTGATGAATTAAACATTGTGTTGCCAACAATGGTATGTCCTCTACCACTACGTTTTACAGCACCTAAAGTCCAACCTGAAACGCTAGGTGTATATGTATCGGTTTCAACGTCAGAAGCAATGTTATATGTTGTTTCAGCAGAAAAACAATCATCGCACCACTCAAAATAGTTGTTTTCAATGCTTAAATAATCAATACCCGCCGCTTCAATTGCATGAACTAAAGCGCGACCAAATGTCGAATGGGATACCGCCAAAAACTGACAGTTAGTAATTCTGCTATTGTAATTTTTAGTTGTGTTGTAATAAACAGAATTTGTGTAATCAAACGATACAGGTTGTTGGTAAAAAACTACCGAACTATCAATATTGGTAAAAACACAATCTTGCACAACTGTGTTTTTAGTGTTTTTCATGTAAATAGCGCAACGAAAATCATTGGGTGAACTACCCGAAATATTGTGCTGAACGTTATTTCCAACAAAAGTAATTCCTGTTACTTTTACATTTTGTGTTGCTGCGGCTGCGTTATTATCAGGCGTTCCGATAAATAACAATGGATAAGCCAAAGCATAAGTGCTAATGTCTGTATTAAACCTAGACAACGAAGCACCGTCGCCGATAATTGTAATATTGCTACCCGTTACTTTTAACCCCCAATGGTCATTTGCACCAACAGTTCGTGCAATTTTATATGTGCCAAAAGGAAAATAAAGAACACCGCCAGTAGCAGTAAGGCTATCAATTGCCGCTTGAATAGCTACCGTGTCATTAGTTGTGCCATCGCCAGTTGCACCAAAGTCTTTAACGTTGGTGTACGCACCAACAATCATTGAGTAGGTTACTTTGGTTAAAGACATAGGGATTCCTTATACGTAATAAGATGCAAAAAATGTAATTGCTCCTGCAGCACTTATTGCTGTAATGGCATATATAGGGCTAGTAAGAACATATAAAACGCTGCCCCCACTTAAATTACCATTTGCGGCAGTACCACCGCCCACAGTTCCTGATGCTACAGTAAAAGGCAATCCACCAGCAACAAGAGCGCCGCCAGCAGAACAAGCAACAGATGTTGACCCTTGAAGGACACCTCTTATAGTAACAAGTCGCCCAACTTTTGTGTAAGTTCCGTTGGATGTAAAAGTGCCGACAACAGTTAATCCTGCCCCTTGCGTTGGTGTCCAAGTGCCTTCTTCATAATCTGCAAGGAGTTCGCTTGTACCTGTGCCTGGCGTGGCTGAAAAATCAATACCCTTGCCATTGCTTACAACTAAATTGCCTGTAGATAACGTAACATCTCCAACTAATGTTGGAGCTGTTGCTAAAACATTGTCTCCAGTACCAGTATTTGTAACGCTAACCACGTTCTTGCTTGCATCTAAAGCCAAAGCAGTTGAAGCAGTTAACGCAGATAAAACAGGCGCTTGAACAAACGTAACTTTTTGAGCGTTGTTAATCCGCATAGCCTCAACAGGAGCCTGACTGCCGTCTGGTGTAGTCAAAAACACAATACGCCCAGGCATATCGTTTGAACCAGGAGTGCCATCAACTTCTACCGCAATTTGTGCAGCAAGCGCTAAATCAGTGCCGTCATTTCCAGCTATATACATATTCCACAAGCTGTCGTTGTTTTGCACTATGGTTGGAGTTGCAAGCGTGCCTCTTGAACGGCAAGCAAACGTGCCAGACCCAGAACCTGCCGTGGTGTCATTTACGTGTACAAACCCAGCCACGGGGCTAGAGCCTTCGTTTTTGACACAAAACTTGCTAATGACCGTTACGCCAGCAACTACACCTTCTGTATTACCGCCGACGCCAACTTCACCCGCGTTAGATACGGTTGTGCCAGTTAAGTTAGAAACCGCAACTTTTTTAGTAACGCCGCTTTGCACTAATGGCAATACTTCGGTACCTGTTAATGGAGTAGTTGATGCGGGTAATGCCGATATTTTAACGTCAGCCATGATGGAGTCCTTTAAACATAATTAACTTCGATTGTTGATGTAAATGGCGGAGCCTCTGAAAAAATAACAACAGACCCTGCAACAGAATAGCTATTTTTTTGTTGATATACGCCGTTAATGTACACCTGCGTGCTATTTTCACTAGCGGGATTTGACAATAAGCTAAAGTTTGTTTGCGATCCTGTGCCTATAAAGTTAGCAATAATAGGCGACGCATTAAAGCTACCGCCAACATTGTCGTACGTAGCTATTAAAACGTCGTTAGCTGTAGTTACTACAAATTTATATAAATATTCATAGTCAAGCCAAATTTCGCCTGTAGGTACTCTACCCGCCGCGTTTAAAATAATGGGGTTTGAGTGCGCTGTGTTGCCATCGCTAGATGTGTACGAAGCAAGCGGCGTAGAAGTACCCGCTTCATATGTATAAATTTTACCGCCAGTTAATACGTTTCCAGCGTCGTCAAACAGTTGCGCGCCTACGCCAGCAAATATTGAAAGGGTAACTGTTGGCATTACGTATCCTTAAACTAAAATAAACCCGCCGTCCTCTTGGACGAGGTTTGCGCCAGATTCGGTTTCAAGATTACTAAGCGATGCATCACGGCGGTAGCCTGAAGCATACGAAAGCAGACTACCTAGCCCTAAAGCTAGTCCAACTCGGCCGTTAATTCCAAAACTCATCTGAAATTGATCGGTTTAGCGTAAACAACACCTGCCATGCTAACTTGCAAGGCACTAACACGCCATTGACCCGTAATGGTATTGGCTACAACAAACGGAATTGGGGTGTAGGCTGGGATTGGGGTACTAGCACTTGTTGCTGTTGCACCTTGACCAACGGCAATATACGCATCTTCCGTACACCACACCATGACACCTTGTGGGCCAGGAGGCCAAGGGCCTAAACTAACCGCTGTACCGCTAGTATTGTCGGAATCAGCAGGGTAATTTGCGTCTGCTAGGGGGTTTAAAAAATCCATAATGGCTCCTTATGCCAAAAACTTCAATTTGTACAAAGTTGACAGGTATAACTCAATAATCCCATCAATTAAATTCTGAAGCGGCGAGTCTGTCTTGTCACAGACATCGTAACGCATCGCTTCTAATTCGGCAAGTTGATCTTCTAAAAAAGCCACCACGTTTTCAGTCTTTTTAGCGGACATTAACGCAATTGGGCCAATTAAACCATGACGGCCTTGATAGGCTTCGGCAAAAGTATCAGCGCGGTCGATAATGTTCTCGTAAAACTTCTGTAGCGCCTTGTGTTTGGAATAGCTACGGGTGTTTAAATGCACCGAATGGGTCACATCCCGTGCTAAAAACAACATTCCTATAAATTTTTCGCAACTCATTGTGGCATCATCCCTTCAGGTGGCATTTGTTCTGGGGGCATCATCTCAGAAGCCATCTCAGGTTGCATCGGCGCAAGCGCTTCGGGCGGTATTTCTATTGGCTCACGTTGCAATTCTTGACCAACAAGATCGCCAGTATCTAAAGCAGCGGCGATCGTACCCATCACGATGTCTTGGATCTGCTCGGCAGTCATACCTGCTGAAACGGCGCTAATACGCTGTGTTTCAGCCTGATACGCCTTGATTTCAGCCTCAAAATTCTTGCGTTCCAAGTCCTGAACTTCAACGGATTTTTGGAAATTCTGCATCATTTGAGCCATTTGGTCTAATTCGGCGCCCATTGCTTGCATTTGTTGTTCAGCAGCTTGCAAAGCAGGGTCTTTATCGCCATCTTCTAGCAATTTAGGGTCAATCGTCTTAGCCAAACGTGCAGCCAGTTCTTCTGCGCCAGGCCAATCCATGTTTTTAACAAACAAATCGCCTGCAACCGACCACAACTGTGGGTTGCCTTGCAAAATCTGGCTCATGGCGTCCATTGCTTCTTGACGCTTGGTCATGTAGCTTGGGCCTGTGGTGACTACGACATCGTAACGACCAACGCCAGGGTTATAAATCTTCTCAATCAAAATGCCGGTGTTAACGTCGCGGATTTCGTTAACTGGATTAGGTTGTTGCGGGTTAATCTTAACCATATCGACTTCGCCGTCTAAGCCAACGATACGAGCAATGCGCTCGGTGTCGTAAATCTTAGGGATCATGTCAACGAGTTGACGGGTGATGTGGCGAATTGCACGGGCAAGGTTGTCTACGTAGTGATACGTACCTGTATCACCTTGCTTTTCCCGTGCCAGAATAGCCCGACCT